ATGGGCTTTTACTACATGAAGCTGTACATATTTGGCAGCGAATTAAAAAGCTTATGCGCGAGAAAAAGCCAAGTGTTGAGTTTGAAGCCTATTCGATTCAGTGCATAGCTCAGGACTTATTCAGCATGTTTAAGGAAAGTGAGGTGTCAGATGTCCTGGACTAAAAGACAAATCGTTGAGCAGGCTCTTGAGGAGCTAGGACTTGCATCTTATGTGTTCGACATGCAGCCAGAGCAGGTGGAAAGTGCAAAACTCAAGCTTGATACCATGATGGGCCTATGGGATGCCAAGGATATCCGCTTTGGTTACCCGTTGGGCTCAAGTGCGAAAAGTGGCGATCTGGATGAGGAAACCCATATTCCAGATTATGCAATTGAAGCAGTTCGCTTAAATCTGGCGATTCGACTTGCTGGATCGTTTGGTAAGGCTGTGCCGGTTGAGCTAAAAGCCATGGCAAAGGATGCGTTTGAAACGATTCAATTGGCCATGCTCAGCAATCCTCCGCGTGTACGGCTTGATCCATCATTACCGCGTGGCGCTGGTCATAAAGGCGGCTGCTTACCTTTCATTGAAAAGACACCAACCAAAACAGTTTTCGCGCCTGATACCTCTGTGAGTTTCTCTAATGAATAAACGATTAAATATTACGGATCGTATTGGTCCATGTGATTCTGTAGTGATCTGGAGTGGTGACAATGGCGACTTTCGTGGTGTGCCGCTTAATGCTTTAAAAGAAGCTATTAAGCCAGAGCATGGAAATCAATCCTCTTTGCTTGTCCAGCACTTCAACCCTAATTCCAATTTCACACTAAATATCGATAATCATGAAGTCGGCACATATCTGGTTTTAAACCCATCCACAGGTATTACAGCCG